CAGATCACCTATTGAGTACAGATGCAGAATGGGTTACTTGCTTTCAAGCTGAAGATGAATGTAAGCCAGGGTTTCCAAAGTATAATAGATAAGTATTAGTAGGAATCTATAGTGGTTGATCGAAGACGTTTACGCCAAGGTGATTCTTACACTCCAAGCAGGCGTGGACCTGCATTGGCAAAACAACGTGCAGCAGCATATAAATTTAATCAAAGTCGTAAGCCATTCAGAACTGAGCAAACACCAGGAACGCAGGGAGTTCCTTATGGAGGACCTGCTGGTGGTGGTTTTGGTGACTTCAAAGGGGGATTATTTACGCAACAAATGCGTAATCAAATGGCGTCATACGACAAAGCAAGAGCGGAGTCTTATCGACCTGAAACTCAGGTGAAAGAAAACCTATACAAAGAATTTACGGCTTAAGCTACTTGCTTGATCTTTTGCAGACGACTAAAGCCTTGCTTGGCTATATCCATAGCTTCATCAATTTGACCACCATTAATCAAATCATATACAGTATCTCTAAAAATATCACCTATATCACCAATACCTGCTGCACGGAAGCCATCTTCTGTAGCATCCGCTAAGGCCATTACTTGATCTTCTGCTGTTACACGATCAGCAATACCAAAGTCTAGTTGCATTGGTCTGCCTGTCATTTTATTTTGCATCATATTATCTGCTTTGCGATCATCTAAACGCACACCTTTTAGTGCTAGTTGACCTATCTGTTGTGATGAACGTACATTAAACATTGGATCTGCTGGATACAAGCCTTGGATAGCTTGGACAGGTTCAAAATTCCTACGTACATCTTCCATTTCGATTCGATCACCAATGCCACCAGTAAAGCGCTCAACGCCTGCAACACGTGGTGCAAAGCCCATATCAGCTGCTATTGACTGCAGGTTAGCTTCTTGAACAAAGTCATTATCAAATCCACCAGTAACACCTTGCTTCATTACATTACCAGGTGTATCGGATTCATATACAACACCATAAGCGCCACTCCCAATAGGATCTGAGCGATTATCTTTTAGCTTACCTTCACGCAAAAATTCATTAATTAGATCACCCGCTTTACGCATCTATCTATTACATAGTCTTTATCTATTGTATAAATATAAAAACACAAAAAAAGACCCCCTGTTAAGGGGGCTAATGTTTAATTAGATAGTAATTATTTAGTGTAGGTTCGTCCGCGATAAACAAAATTACCATGGACTTCAGATGCTTGCTTACGCTCAGTGATAGTGGGAACTCCACGGTAAGCAGTCTCAGAAAGACGATGGGTACGCAGTTCATTGCGTGCGCGATTAAAATCACGACGTGCATTTTCGATAGCACGAGCTTGTAATTGGGTCATTGGAAACTCCATAGTGAGGTGTAGTTTCCCGTTCCTTCCCTCCATTCCTGAGGTACTTGCGTCCCCTTATGTTAGGGGATGAACGTATTTATATTCTAGCTGTTTATTGGCAATAACGTATTAGACAATTGTTTGACCAATATTAATTAAATTTGCATTAGCAATATTGTTTCTTTTAGCAAGCTCACTTACGTTTACACCCATGCTATTTGCAATAGAAGTAAGTGTATCTCCTTGTTGAACTTTGTATGATACTGGTTTGGGTGGCTTATTAGATTCAATCGTGACAGGTGAAGAAAAATTGATATCGTGGGTTGTAACACCTTTATTTTGATTAGAAGATAGAAATGCTTCAACAGGTTTGTAATAAGTACTTGGATTAGAAATATTAAATTCAGACAAAGCTTGTGTAGGTGATTTATTTGTATCGTAGCGTTGAACTACTCCAGTAATATTTCCTTTGTCGTCTCGTTTGAATTCATTGTCTGCAATTTGACCAAATGTCCTGGCAGCGGCAAATCCTCCGGGAGTTGAGTTATTGTAGTCTTCATACTTTACATTTTTTCTGCCACTTTTTTCTGCTAATTTTTTAGCTTCAATAATAGCTGTTGTCATCTTTGGATCAATATTTGTATCCGTGCGTTTGGTCCCAAAGACTGCAGGAATAGCTTCTTGTGCAGCCAATATTGTTCCTCCAATAAAAGTATTATTAGAAAGATTATCTAATAAACGTTGTCCTGCCGGACGAAATATACTTAGCAAAGGAGCAGCCATATTACACTCTTTGAAATACTACTATTTTAACGAACGACCTAGATCAAATTCAAATATAGCTCCTTGTAAGAAATGTTTTAACTTAAATAGCTCTTCTTGATCTACTTCTCCCTGCCCTGTCCATTTCTCTAGTGTCATAGACACAGCAGAATGAAGCGCACGTACTGTACGCTCATTAAACTCAACAGCAATATGTAAGTCTTCCATAGAGACTATTGTATCAATCAAGATGTTATTACATCAACTCGATCCTTAAAGAAATCATACATATCAGAGTCCATATCAAATATAAGTTCAGTGTGCGACTTACCATCGCTATAAACCAATTGTTTAATTCGAACAGAGCCTTTAGTCCATTCCAGTAGATTAGAAATGTTTTGAGCGACAATACAACGTTGTGTAGATATATCCATGGTATTTATTAGTGGGTAGCTGCCCAGTTGTCTCCGTGATCAGCGGCAGCTGTAATCGGAACACGGAAGTTGTAGTAACGCCCTGCTTGAGGAGCAGCAGCCACTAGGAGCTCTTTGACACGGTCTACCTCTGCTGGTACAACAGACAGCTGAACTTCATCATGGACGTAGGCACAACGGGTGTAGTCGTTGTCATAGGCAAGCCCTGCTTGATCAAGTAAGTCTTGACCGATGACACACCACCGCTTACTCAAAATCGCACCACATGACTGAAGCAGGAAGTTGAGTGAACTGTGTTCAGCTCGGCAGAAGATTGGACGACCATCTAGTGCTTTGAGCTGACCAGCACTACGAACTTTTGCTTTGACTGCATCAACCAGGGGTTCTAGACCAGGGATCGCATCAAGAAACTTACGTCGTAGTTCTGTGCCAAGAGATTTCTTCTGAGCGTCACTAAGTTCGGGATGCAAAATATGACCCAGTTTCACATCGCCAGCCCCATAAATGAACCCATAGACCAGCGACTTGACCTCAGATCTGGTACATCCAACTCGCTCTGCATTCTGCGTATGAATGTCACCGTTGACCACAACATCAGCAAAAGCGCCCTCATCGAAGACGGCTAGGTAGTGCCCAAGCGCCCGAAGTTCAAGTCCTTCTAAGTCAGCTCCCACCATGACCATGCCAGGGTGTGGAATGAATAGCTGACGTGCCCATGGTGCACTTACGACCTGCCCCAAGTTGGGACCCCGATGCGCATTTCTACCGCTGATCGTTGCCAGTGAACAGCTGTGGTGGATGCATCCGTCATCCTCAATGGTGTTGAACCATGAGTTAGATCCTTCCGACAACTGTCCCATCCACTTCTGCAAAGTCAGCAGGCGGATAAACATCTCACACTCCTCATGCAGCTTGGTATTCCCTTGCTGCAGTGCGGTATCTCGCAGCTCAGACAGAGTTGCTTCATCAACTTTGGGCTTACCGGTCTCAGTAACCTTGATAAACCTGGCTTTGCTGAAGTTCTGTAGAGCCCACGCAATATGCTGACGGCTCGTTGCATTGAAGTCGAGCAGCTTTGTCATCGGAGCACCAGCGAAAAAACCCTTGGTTTTATTTGAACGCTTAGGTGTGTAGACCTTGCCAGGAACATAAATAAAACGTTTAGAAATTTGACCTTGTAGATCAGACATCTCTTGTTCAAACTCACCACGAACTCGCTCAGCTGCGGTTAGATCGAAACGGAATCCGCTTGCTTCCTGTTGGGCCATAATGCTGGCCATACGCATTTCAAGTTTGACAGAATCAATCACTTTCATCTTTGACAGTATCCTCATCTGAATCAGTAGTTTTATTAAATCCGAACTTAAGCTTTACAGCTTCTTCTCGTTTTTTAATTCGTTCTTTCTGTGCCAACTTAGCAATGTTTTCCATAACTTTCAACGTATCTTCTGTAGATGCTGTTTCAGGCATACGCTCATCGACAATATTAAAGAGCGGAAAAAAGATATCTGCTGCTTCTGTAATTTCTTCAGAAGTTAGTGGTGCATTTTTATCAGGCATAGTCGTTCATTCTCCGTTGCATAAGTTGCCATAGTTTGAGGGTGACCTCGGTGTCTTGGATGCAGTAATCCAGCATTTCAGGTGTATAGACAGCCCAGTTGCCATCATGCTTACCAAAGTCACCTTTGAAGCACTTCAACCTGTAACCCCACGCTTCCAGTGAGTGCCTGCCATACAAACGTTGAGGCATGCCAAGTGGACGACGTTCGTGATCTCTATCCATGATGTGTGGATAGAACAAACGACTAAGCACAAGGGTATCCATTGCTTGACCCTTAGGTTCAAAGTCTGGATACTGCTCTTTGAGCAATGGGATATCGTATCCAATAATGTTGTGCCCGATGATTACATCTGCATCTTCTAGTTGTTTGATGCCTTGAATCAATGCACGTTCAGGCTTGTGATCAAAGACATGAGTGCTGCTATCAACAGCATCACGCATAACCATGCAGTGAATTGTGGAGCCACGTCGAAGTAAGCCTGTGGATTCAAGGTCAAATAGGAGTTGTGTTTTCATCGAAGGTATGTGTTGCATTGTTTGGATCATATTCATCTGGCGCAAACGGGTTTGCTTCCGGGAAGAGAGTTTCGTCAATATCTCTGTCATTTGAATTCTTAGTAAATCTTGGGTCTTCGTCTTCAAACATTGGCTCAATAGCAATGTTCAATTCACGAGCTAGACGTGCAGAGCGTCTGAACTCTTCTTTGTAATACGGTTCCCAGTCATGGGCAAGTAGAACAATCTTTTTGATACCCATCATGTGTGCTTGAAACACAGAAGTTGAAAATGGATATCTTGTTGTATAGATCACACCACCAATGGCAGGAGTTCCTGCCTTGGCTGCAGCTGCGACTGCATATGAAATGCAATCAATTTCAACCATGCTATCCGTCAGTATGCTTCTACCATCTCCAATAATCTCTCTATCACGAACAATAATACATCCACCTGGACATTTTGGATGTGTTGATGCTTGGCTAATTGCTTTTGCAACGTTCATGTAGAATCGTTCTTTATTTTTGATGTAAGTCGGGTCACCTTTAGGGCTCGGCATATCCACAATATATGATTCCAGTTCCTATATTAAGTAAGGAGTAATCAATACGCGAGACAAACTCATGAACGAAAAGAATAGCTTTTTTAGCAACGGTGATTATGTTTCTGGGTTTAGTAATAGCAAATTCAGTACTTGGGAATATACAGAGCCCGTTACAACTGACATGGTAAATAGCCCTGCTCATTACACGGCAGGACGCCACGAAGCAATTGAAGTAATTGAAGATGCAATTGATAAAGCTCCGAGCTGTAAGCAAGGATTTTTGCAAGCGCAAGTATTGAAGTATTTATTGCGTATGTGGCATAAGTCAAACAGTAAAGAAGATGCTGAAAAAGCACAATGGTATCTTACTAGGCTGATTGATTCGTTAAACTATTAAAGCCGCAGATATGCGGCCTTGTTGTCAGCAGCGTTGAAAGAATAGATAATTTTTTCTTAGTTCAAGCTTCTCATGATCTTGGATGTGTGGCAATAAATTCTCAAACGTAAAATCAAGCTCATGTGAACTGTGTGTAAAGCATACAGATATACCTTCACTTAGTTCAGGATTGAAAGGCTGATACCACCCTTTGATAGTTAAAGAGTTCCAAGGCTCTAATCCTTGTGATATCCAACTGTTCAGTTCCTCTAGGCGCTGAGCAGTTTTTATTATGTGCCTCTCATGTGCAACGGATTTTGGGATACATGCAAGACTATCTTCATAGAAGAGTGCATGTTTCCACATTAGTGTGCCATCTTTTAAAATCAAACGACAAGGATGAACCCGATCGTTAGAAGGAAGAGTTAACAGACAGTCCGGTGCAATATGTTTTGACATCAAATACTACCTTTGTTTTCTTCGTAGTACTCAAGATCTTTATTCCAACCATCGCCTGCATACTCACTATAGATGACACGACCAAGGTCTCTAAAGCTGTCGTAAAACAGAGAGACTTTGTCAATATCAGTTAGCGCTTGATTAATTGGTGGACCATATATGATTAGGTTCCAAGTAGAAGGAGAAACTGGCTCAAAGCCAGTAGCTGTGGCACGCAGTTGCTTTACCCGTTTAAACGGAATACAGATTGGATAATCCCATACAACAGGTGCAGCCCGTAGTAATTCTGAAGCACTGCTGAATAAAACAAAACTATTAATATATCCATTGCGATATTCACTCAGTGTTTTATTAAGCCAAATCCGGCAATCACGTACAGCTCCTTTAGGTGCTACCCATACGTTTCCGTGCCAATGCTCCTGCAAAGGATTGACTTCAATGCTTGGTACGGATGTTGCATCAACAAGAACCTGTTGAACAGGATCTGAAGTTGGATCAAAGTCGATACTGCCCATGACAGCACGAGCTCGATCAATGATCTGAGGTGTCGGATATAACGGTAGCTTTAGACCTTTGGCGGCAAGCTTATCCGATAAATTCTTCTGCGAGCGCTCTAAGGCCCTCTTGGCACCGACCTGCTTCGACTGCAAATGTTCTTGTTCCAGCATCGCTAATTAATGTTATTAATACATTTTTTGACCAG